GCCGGTTGTGGCTGATGGGATCCCGATTTTCATTTCGTAATAGTAGCGTTGATTGGGCTGTATTATTTATCTCACACATTGATGTACACCGATGAGCAAATCCACTATGATTCCCACGACAAAGAAGCCGAAGATCCCAAACGTTACTCACAACGGTCCTAGAGGCGGGACATTCGTCTTAAAACATGATCCGGTGACGAAACAGTATAAAAAATGCTACGTGCGTCCGCCACGCGCCCCCGCCCCCCTTGCCCCTGTAACCGCCGGGGAAACTTTCGATTTAACCGAATAAACAAGTTATAACTGGTCTTTTTATTATGTTAATTACTTGATATAGGCCGCACGTGCATCCCATGAATCTGTTCAACTCGAGAGAAACGCTCCAGCGTGTGCATCAATTACCGCGACATGTAATAATATGGCTGGAAGAGCACGAAGACGAGCTCGTGTGTATATATGACAATCTACAGGCACATGAAATGCCCTGGATCTTTGATAAAGCTGATTTCTGTTCCTTCTGTGCGTGCGTGGCTCGACTCTCAACCATAGACAGTCCCCGCGGACCACACGGACGAGTCGGTGGTCGACTCTTGGTGCATGATTTCATGAGTCCGGTGCGTACCGCTGCTGCAGACGCAGAGGTGGCATCGCGCTTTGCACACTTGCTGCTGGAGCCCACCGACGAGGTAGAGGAATTCGAATCTGCTACGGATGAAGAAGAGGACGACGCGCAGCGTTGATGCGAGCCTGGATTGCCTCGATGTCGATGAACTCTTTGTCATCCTCATCCTCCTCCTCTCGCTTCCGCTTGTCCCCTCGAAGATGTGACGGCAACGCCTCTATGATGCGATCTACGAACGCGCTGCTGTCCTCGCTGTCACTCACCAGCAACGCTATCGTCTCTTGCGCCTGTGGCATCGCCTGCGCACTGGCCATCGCCGCGTCGCTTAGCGTGTGCTCTGTTCTAATTACCGGATTACCGACCCCAGTGTATTCTTCCACGACGAATACATCGTCTACAAATGCACAGACCTTACCGATTCCAATCGCCTGCTCCTTGGCCAGCTTGTCGAATGCGACTCGGTCCTCTGCCTCCCAGTCGATCATCGGCGTCCCAACGGGTAAATTCACTTGCTTGTAGAACTCGAACACAGACTCCATAAAGTCAAGTAATATCGGCAGCCACGCCGCAAACAGTGCGCGGTCACGCTTCACGACCGTGATGTCCAGCACCTCCGCAACAACTTTGGTGGCTGGCTTGAACTGCACAAAGTGGGCGGTCTCTAAGTCGAAGATCTCCATCAGGATCTGCATTTGCGGCCCGTAGTAGCCGGGAACGGTACCTGGGATGATCTTGCGCGTCAGGGGACACTTGATCTCGATCAGAATGCCATCCAGTGTGATCCCGTCCGGACTGCCTCCGATGACAGGGTAGTCCTTGTGCTGCATGAGCCCCAGATCCTCGTGCCAGGCTACATTGCCACTCTTCTTCTCGTACGCCGCGAGCGCCACCGCTTCGAGTCGATTGCCTCTGCGCGTGGCGAAGTTCCCTTTGAATGGTTTACTTTGCCCCGTCTTTTTCTTGAACACCTGCTTCTGTGAATTGTACGGATTAAGCCCGACCACCGAAGCGATATCAGACGCAGTGATCATTCTGGTCCGGGTGGTGTACCAAAGCTTGGTGTGCTGCCGAATACGGTTGTTTCTGGTTAGAACTCGCGCCAGGGCGCTGCATATGTTGCTCCCGGGCTGGGAATGTACCACTTCCATCACATCAGTCATTATTTGTGCGTACTGTGTGTTGACTTACATGGTACGATGACATTATAAATACAATCAGTCCGGCGCACATATAATTATCTTGCACTAGCTTCAAATGAGCGGCTCGCCTTTATTCTGGTCGGCTCTTGACAATGCGAACAACGCGAAGCCCTATTGTGGAATAGGCAGAGCACCAAAAGGACACAAACCCGGCACCAGGACCGAATGTGAAAAGTTAGGACAGATCCGGCAGTACGGCCTCGAGCAGTTTGGCCAGGCGCCATCCGGGTCTATTCCCACTGGCCTGCCGACGGACACGGTATATTGTGGTCAGCGCCTGAAGCCCCCTAATGGCAAGCGTATCGGCACAGTCAACGAGTGCTCCAAGCAAATCCGCAGGTTCGGGGTGCGGATAACTGCTGCACCACCCAAAGCGAAAAGAAAACGGACAAAGAAGAAGGCGGGAGCACCAGCAGCGAACAAAGCGCCAGTAGCGAACAAAGCGCCAGTAGCGAACAAAGCGCCAGTAGCGAATAAAGCGCCAGTAGCGAAGAAGGCACCAGTAGCGAAGAAGGCGCCAGTAGCGAAGAAGGCGCCAGTAGCGAAGAAGGCGCCAGTAGCGAAGAAGGCGCCAACCGCGGCGGTGGATGCACTGGACGCTCACATCCAGGCAGTAGCTCTGGACCGTAACCAAGACATGATGAAACAGGCTACTGCGCAGATGCTGCCGCATAGCTTGATCGCTAAGCTTACGGACTCGGAGAGACGCGCAGTCGTGCGGGCTATGTCTGACTACGCCCAACGTCTCATGGTGAGCATGAACGAGGGTTCAGTGGTAGAGATGCAGAACCTCATCAGCAAGTCAGTCCCCACAGTGTACGATCTGCAGCGGCGACTGACCAGGGCCAGGCTCCGAAACACTGCTAACAAGAATCGCCTCGCCCGGTGCCGGGACGACACGAGCACCGATATCAGGGACCTGATCATGTTGCGAGTGCGCCAGACCGCCATCGAGACTGATCTCCAAGCCCTTGTGATACAGGGGGGGCTCCAGTCCAAACAGCTGCAAGACATCCTGGAAGGCGCCGATGACATCGCCAAGCAAGCGATGGAGGCTGTGGACAAGGGCAAGAAGGACGTGCTGGTGGACAGCGGCGCAAATCGCAAGGTAGTGGACAATATGGTGAAACTGGTTCGTGATGGGATTCGGAGAAAAGATGCCATGAAACGGGTGGTGGCAGAGCCAGCTGCCAAGGAATCGGTTGCCAAGGAATCGTTGCGTCATGTGCACTTGCCCGGCATGCTGGACACTAGTGGGGCCAAAAAATGGCTCAATGGTAGCGGGGGGCATGCTGTCAGGCTGGCTTCGTTGCAAGCACTCCGTGATGTTGTGATGGACCAGCCAGTTCTGTCCAAAGAGGATGCAGAGGGTTATGCCGATCAATATCTCGATGAAGTATTGGACGGGGCGGGCAAGCACCGGGGAGACATCGTACAGGCGTGGATGTTGGAGATTCACTCTCTGGCCGTGGCCGCGCAGGAGTACGAGCAGGCAGCGCCACAAGTCAAAGATCATGCTGATTGGGTACCGAAAGACAAACTGGCCGAGTGGGTAGCTAGAACCAATCAACGACTTGTCCTCGTGATGACTACCGAAGAATTGGACACTGAAATACTGGCTCTGGGTCCACCGAACATTGAAATACTGGCTGTGGATCCACCGAAGAAGAAAAAGAGGCCGAGGATTGTAGAAGAAGGCGATGATGAAGACGAAGAGGGTGGATTCGATGCATTCATGCAACAATTGGAGTTCGGGCAAGACAGAGGGACCAACCTGCCTGACATCAAACGAGCACTCATGGCACGAAAAGTAAACTTTAATGATATACCATTCATAGATACAGCTGATAAAAAAGATTGGGTATCCACCTGGCTGTCGAGGACAGACAAACGCCACTGGGATGATCACGATGCAGACACCCTGGTGGCGGAGGGGGGTCCATCGCAACGTGGCGCATTTGACCTGGACCTTGAGAACTAGAAAGTTGACCAGAGGGCTATCGAAATCTAATTCGTAATAAATTATAACTTTATTTATGGGTAACATTGATTTACTTTTTACTTGTAGTGCATGTACTCGACTATCGTGTTACAGCACCACGCGTGCGTGCTCCGACACGGATGCATCCTCTGCCTGCACCCTCTGTTTCTTGGGTGTGTGCTGAGTCGTTCGCAGCATTGATGGGTCATCGTCCACGAGACACTCACTGTCTGGTGAACGCTTGGCCTTCCGGGCTTTGGGCTTGATGCCCCGCAGCGTGATACTCCATGTGTCCGTGCCGCCTGTCTTCTCCTTCTTCTTCTTGATGATGTACGCCGCCGCCGCGGCAGCTGTCACACCCGACCCACACTTGTTCTCCGAGAAGAACTCACCGAGGCGGTCGTTGATGTACCCCTCGTTGAGCGGCGGCTCGCGCATGTGGTTGTACACATGCACTTGGTGACCATCCAGGTCTATGAACTTCAGCTGTTGTTGCCTGGAGTATTCCTTGACTTTACCGCTGATGGTGGCGTACGCATCCCGGATCTTCTTGACCTCCGCTTGCTTGGTCTTCATGAGACCGTTCAGTTTTATCATATCCCCCACCATCTGCTTGAGCTCTTCGTTGGTTATGCCAGACATAGTAGATCACTGTATACTCGTGATTCCCTACGGTAACACTACATACTTATTCCAATCCATGACGCAGTTATTTGAACGTGTTATCTTCGGGAATGTGGTACACGCGATCGTTGTCGAACATGGTTGCCAGGTTCTGTCTGTCCCTGAGGGCCCCGAACGCACGGGGATCCGCGCTGCTCGACGGCATGGAGGCGCCCACCAGGTGGTCCACGTCCCCCCGCGGGTCGGTGGATACGTTGAATTTCACGGAGGTGACCTGGCCAGTCTGGACGCGTCGGGGCACCTCTGCCAGGGGGTTGACAGCGGGCAATACCCGTTGTGTCAATGGATCCACATTAGATGTAATTATTGGCTGTGTGTGGCGGTCGATGGTCAACAATCGGTCGTTTGAGTGTGTAGCGCCCATTGGTTTACTCTGTAACTACAGAAAAAAAAACTCTAAGAAGCCGTGGATATTTCTGCACACACAATAATTTTATCTTGTATGACAGTAAATCAGTATGGGATTCGATCAACCTCTTACCCAAAGTCTAGTTCTCGGTGTCGGCGTCGGGGCAGCGCTGCATGTAATCAGACCCGCACAACTGTATCACTCCGATGGTTCCCCTAAGTACGAGGGGTGGACCCCTCTTAAGATTGCACTGTTGGTCGCCGCCGCATGGGCCGCATACACGGTGTTATACCGGGGGCAGTCGTTGATGGGTGCCGCTCCCGTTGTCGCCACCGCTACGTTCGACGCAGGAGCCAATGTAGGTGGCATGGTCCAATCCATGGTACGCCCGGACATCTCTGTCGGGGACACGTTTGAGGCTTAAGCCTCAAGCCTCAAGCCTTCCGCCATGAGCGTTCTGGCTCTTTAATATCTTTGCCTTGGTCATCGAAGCATTCATGACTGATGCACACGCTGTAGCAACAAACCCCGCCTGTAAAAGGTTGTTTTCGGTACACCCGGCGTTCCACGCACGCATCCGAGCGATGGTGATGAACAAGGGGGTGGAATACGGGGGTGACTCCATTGTAGACTTCACGGATGGTATTGTCTATCCGTCTACCACGCAGAACGGTACATTCAACTCAGTGGACCTGCAAAGAGGTCTGGTGGACTGGCACACGCACCCAGCCACATGCCGCAAGGTAAACGAATGCACCATGGGCCTGCCCTCACCGGCAGACCTGGTCAATGTGCTCCAAGGGGCTGCCCTCGGCACTCTGTGCCACCTGCTCTACTCCAGAGAGGGGACGTACGTGATACAGGTGACTGCCCCTGTGCGCAGGGCGCTGGTCGCAGCAGGCGGCACCAGCCAATCGCAATCACGGACCATCATGACTGAATTCACTGCACTGTTCAAGAAGTTCAATAGCAAGCAGACCATGAGCGCAGTCCAGTACGAGTCTCTGTGCCATGCGTACATCGCCAGGGCCAGGCGTGAAGGGGTGTATATGAAACTATTCAAAGGGGATACGATTCCCCGTTTTGATATGAAATACAATTGCGAATTCAAGACGGCTGGTCCTGGATTGTCAGCCGTCAGGAAATAGATATAAATAAAAACTCATTTCATACTTGTAACTACTATGCGTATATCCGAGCTCGACTGGAGTACGGTGCCAGACAGCGGGGTTGTCGTCTGTATCGGTCGACGAAAGTCGGGCAAGACCGTGAACATCATAGACATCTTCCACAAGAAGCGTAACTCGTTCAGGACCGGAGTCGTGTTCTGCGGCTCCAAAGCCACTATCAAAGAGTACGAGAACCACATACCGTCATCGTTCATCTACGACGGGTACCACTCGGACGTGCTTGGACGTATAGTAGACAAGCAGGAACGCGACGTCGAGCGCGGGGTGGCCAGACCCATCTTCATTCTCGTGGACGACTGCATGTGGGAGAAGAAGTCTATTTTGGGCGATGCCAACATCCGCAGGATTTTCATGAACGGGAGACATGCGCTCATCTTCTTCGTGTTGTCCATGCAGTACAGCATGGACCTGCATCCCAGCTTGCGCCAGCAGATCGACTTCGTGCTGCTAAGCCGGGAGAAGAACCCACATTACAGAGAAAAGCTTTACAACAACTACAACGTATGTTTCAAGACCGCTGAGCAGTTCGACAAGTGCATGATGCAGTGCACCCTCAACTTCGAGACGTTCGTGCTGAGCTCCGCAGGGGACACGCAGAGCGACAGCCCCGAGGACAACGTCTACTGGTACAAGTCCAAATACGTCCCAGGCGGGAGGAAGTTCAAGGTCAATAAAAGCGGTACCTGGTGGCGCTACCACTACAAGCGCTTTGACCCCGACTTCTTCATCGCTGCCGATGACTCTGCCATGACTACCACGAGCTCCAAGAAAGGTGGCACGATCGTCACCAAGACTAGGCTGCAACCTGCTGCAGCGCACCGCATCGAGACTGCGGCGCCGGCCATCACGCACACCCCCTTGGGCATGCAGTGGATCCAGGAGCAGCGGGTGCAAAATCTGGGAGCTCGTGTGGGACTGGGCAGCGGGGTCAAGGTAGTAGACGCCACTGCCAAGTACGTGTGAGAAATTCAGAAATCAAATATCACGATGAAATCTGAACCTTGATCTGAGTTCAGACAAAATGTCTGAACTCGAATTTACGGGAATAAATTTACACGGTAACTTTGGTTTTGAGAAATTCAGAAATCAAATATCACGATGAGTTCAAGCAAAATGCTTGAACTCGAATTTACGGGAATAAATTTACACGGTAACTTTGGTTTTATTAAATAGTTATTCTTGCATCGCCTCAGCTACTGGCTCAGCTACCGCCTCTGCCACCGTCTCGACAGGTTGAGTGTCTTTCTCAGACTCATCATCCACCTGATCGCTGTCTGTGGCCTGACTGGCTTTCCACTCATGTGATATGATCCTCGATACATCCACAAACTTGGCATCTGGATTCGCTGCGGCGACTCGCTTCCAGTTTTGCTTCACGTACTTGGCATATGCATTAGGCACCTTCTTCGCCTGTCTAGTCGTGATGCCTCGCAATTGTTTGCGCAGCTGAACTACCGTGTAGCCCCCCTCGCGCAAAGCTGCACTTATTTCCGACAACAACTTGCGCTGGCTCGCACTGAGCTCAGTGAAGTCGTTTTCAATTCTTGCGAAGTAAGTGTTGCGGGCCATCTTGATTAGTACCTAGAAGAGAAAAACAAGACTCTGAATACAGCGTGCTTAAGTTATGACGACAAGAACTGTTGTGGGCCATCACTGTTTTTTTTTCTTGGTGAATTGCAACTATGGAATCCAATGACAATGATGGAATGGACTTCAATGCCAAGGTTACGGATAGGACGCACGCGCAGTGGCGTCATCTGGTAGACATGATGGGGAGCGTCGAAGATGAGACGACGATACCGAAGTGGTTCCGATCAATGCTCGACAAAGCTAAGGCACGTAGGTACATCACTGAGAAAAATGTAATTAGATTGCAGGTCGGCGCTTACAAGATGCAACTGAAACAATTACGCGATCAGGCACGGAAAGAGAATGCGAAGGCGAAGAAGGAGGAACGGGCAGTGAAGGCGAAGGCGAAGGAGGAGGCACGGGCGGTGAAGGCACGGGAAGTGAAGGCGCGGAAGTCCACGAAGGTGCGAAAGTCCACGAATGTACCAAAGTCTACTGGGGCGTGCGCAGAGGTGACATTCCCCTGCCACCTTGGTCAACACAAACGACGCTTTGTGCTGATTAGAGGCAAAGTCGTGTATGTCGACTAGTACGTTCATTCTCCGTCGCAAACTGCGACAGATGATACATTTTATAAATCGTACCTGATAAATAACCCGTGTATGTACCTTGCTCTTGTTCACGGTCGCATCGAATATAGCCATGACTCGAGTGTTATACCAGTCACATGCGAGATCAACCGGGCGTTCCCGTTGCACTTTATCCCATCTGGACTCGGCTGGTCGTTGCTCGAGCCCTGGGCCAAGCCACGAGTGGCTACGGTAACCCAGACCTGTCGCCCTATCAAGTGTAGTAAGAAACCACGACTGTCACTTCCTGTCACAGTCTTTCGTGCATTCGATATAGCTGTACTAATGAAACCCCACGTGGTCACGTTGCCCGTATCGGTAGTGTATCGGACCCCCTTCGCCTTTCCCGTCAAGCGTACCAGGCTGAGAAGGAAGATGCAACCCAGGCCTCCCCCAGTCTTGGTGGTCCAAGAGGCAGTTAGTGTGGCCCTGCTAGTGAATCCACACGTAGTCGTTATGCCTCCAGTGGTCGCTTATCGACCCCCATTCAGCTTTCCTATTCATCGGAACAAGAAGAGTGATCTGCCTCTACCTCCCCCAGTCTTGGTGGTCCAAGAGGCAGTCAGTGTGGCCCTGCTAGTGAATCCACACGTAGTCGTTATGCCTCCAGTGGTCGCTTATCGACCCCCATTCAGCTTTCCTATTCATCGG